TCAACGGTATCTCAAAACTCTATGACTATTCAGTCTTGATTGGTAACTGGAAAATTACTAACTTGTCTTATGAACAACTCCTTACTGATAACAAAGACACCTTTACGTACCTTGATCCCCCCTACGAAATCGGAAGCAATTTGTATGGCAAACGTGGGTCAATGCATAAGTCCTTTGACCATGACATGTTTGCTACTGACTGCGATCGTTTTGTTGGCGCTCAACTTGTATCCTACAACTCGTCGCAACTGATTCGAGAACGCTTCAAGGGGTGGACAGCTGCCGAATTTGCACACACCTACACCATGAGGTCTGTGGGGTGCTATAATACAGATCAAGCGTCACGAAAGGAACTCGTCCTTCTCAACTATGAAAGTTAAAGTCCAACTCTATGTTGCTGGTAAAGTCTTCGACGAGATTGTGGAAGCAGCAAACTACCAAGATGCTCGTCAGACTGCCCTTGCCCGAAACCCAACCGCCAAAGTTATGTCCGTTACCGCTGTATTCTAATGACAACTTATATTAAATACGAAACCAAAATCGATGATGATGGAAACTTCATTATTCCAGATGAGATTTTACAAGCTCTTGGATGGAAAGAAGGAGATGAGATTGAGATCGATGAAGTAGATGGTGTTATTACCATGAAAAAAGTGGAGGAATCCGAATGACTATTTCCCACCAAGTATTAGATTGTCTTGATGAGGCAGAAAAACATCTACGTAATGCTCTAGCTTTTGCTGCCCGAACTGAAGAAGCATGGGTTGCCAAACACATCACCAGTGCTATCCTTGGTATTAAAGGTATCCCTGAGTTAGATGCTATGACTGAACAAATTCAAGAACTTCGTGACACATTAAAAGGTCCGTTCGACGAATGAATATGAGCAGAGTAGAACTCAATGATTGGATGAAGTCCATTAACCAAACAAAGAATAATATTATCGAGGGCGATCCTACTGTAGAAAAGGATTACCCTCCTTTTGTTGTAAACAAATGCTTGTCGGGACATACAGATGCTATTCTGTACGCCAACGAAATGAACAAGAATCCTCATTTGGATAAACGTCTTCAATATGATTTTCTTATAAATAGTTTGAAGCCAAGGAAAAGATTTACACCTTGGATAAAAAAACAAACCCTGGATCATCTAGATCTGGTCAAAGAATATTATGGTTATAGCCATGATAAAGCACTATCTGCTCTGGAAATATTAACAACGGAACAGTTAGACGAAATAAGAAAATCGTTGAATAAAGGCGGAATGTTATGACAACTGAGATGGAGATCCAGTGGGAACAATCAGACATGGTTGAGATTGCTCTCAATCAACCTGATGATTTTTTAAAAGTAAGAGAGACTTTGACACGTATCGGTGTGGCATCTCGAAGAGAAAAAAAGATTTATCAGTCTTGTCACATTCTTCATAAACAAGGTCGCTATTATATTGTCCACTTCAAAGAACTGTTTGCTCTTGATGGCAAAGCAACAAACTTTTCTTTGAATGATCTCCAGCGTAGAAATCGTATCATTCAACTTCTTTCTGATTGGGGGCTCATTTCTGTTCTCTATCCAGAAAAGATCGAAGACATGGCATCTCTAACACAGATTAAAGTGTTGGCATTTAAAGAAAAAGATCAGTGGACACTTGAGTCTAAGTATAATATTGGCAGGAAAAAACAACTGTCATGAACCGAACAGTAAAACTCATGCTTCTTAAAGATGGTAAGACTGAGTGGATGACCGTACCTTGGGGTAAGGCACACTTAGATTGGGTAAGGAGAATGGGTTATACTATACTGATGTCCGTATAGAAAAGTTCGGTCTTCTCTCTGGTCTCTATTGTTTATCTGTGATTAAATAGTATTGGATGCCTTCGGGGTCCATACAAAGTTACTCGCTTATACAAGGAGACAACCATGAATAAATACACTTGGGATACATTGTATCCTTACGGAGTTGGTATCGACTCAATGCTTTCTGCTTTAGATACATTGAGCACAAAAAATACCAGCTATCCTCCGTATAATATTCTAAAGAGAGACAGTTCCAATTATGAGATTGAAATCGCTTTGGCGGGCTTTAGAGCAGAGGAGATTGAAGTTTCTTCTGAATCAAACATTCTCAAAGTTACCTCCAAAGTTCAAGACCGAGATTCTGAAGTCCAGTATCTCCACAAAGGGCTATCTAAACGAGCCTTTTCTCATTCGTGGCAGTTAGCAGATGACGTAAGAATCCAAGACGTAAGTTTTAAAGACGGTCTACTTCTAATCTCTCTGGAAAAAATCATTCCAGAACATCAAAAGAAAACCGTTTACGAAATCAGCGGTTCGTCACCCCAACTCTTAACAGAATAAATTATACAGGGGGCACTTGCCCCCTTCGTTATTTTGTGGTATACTCTAATCGTTATTTGTAAAAACTATGGACGCTATTAAGATTGTGACATTTGATGATGGTTCTAATGCCATCACACGAATCAATGAACTGAGAGATCCTGATGGCAACTCTCTCTGTTTTGTTCTTAACTATCCATTTTCCCTGGACTCTAGGGTAAACGATGATGGAGAAACGAATGTAAGGTTTGCTCCATTCAACATCTACACTCAAGATACTGAGATCAGGATTCCTTTTAATGCCGTGAGATCGATCACGAATCCTAAGACTTTTATTTACGAAAAGTATCTGGAAGTTATTACTCCGTTTGATCCTGTGTATGCTAATGCTATGAGAGACAAGGATCCCACAGATCCAGCAGCCCCAGAAGCAGTATCTACTACGGAGGAAACAGAAGAATGACAGCAACTATTGTGATGTTATCTACAGGAGATAACGTGATTTGTGATCTCCAAGAAATGTTCCATGAAGTTGAAAATGGAGAGGGTCAAGTAGACAAAAAGGGATTGTGTCTACAGATGACTCATCCATATAAACTTGACATTCTTCCTGGTCAAGAAGACAATGGGAATGAAGGAGTTTCTGTTAGATTTACACGATGGATGGCGTTCTCTTCTGAGTATGTGTTCAAACTACCGTATACTTCTGTAGTTACCGTAGGACAACCAGACTCTAATATCTTGAAAGCATACGAAAGAAAAGTAGATGCTGCTAAAGAAAAGATTGAAGAACAAAATAAACCAAAAGAAAGAGTGTATGCTTCTGATGTAAGCGTTGCAGGCGTTGGAATGAGCAGCGGCAGGGGGTTCCGATGATTCAAGTTTTCAGAATGAGCGGATCCTGGATTGTTTCGGAAATCGAAACAATCGACGCTCAGGAGTGGGGAGACCCCGATGCTGTGCTAAAATATCCGTATGAGGTCATTCGAGCCCCTCTCAACGGTGGCATGAGTCTGGAGAAATACCCTCCCTACTCTGCCAATCGAGAGGAGATCCCTATCAGATCTTCTGATGTTGTCATCACCACTGATGTAGATGACAGCCTTGCTGCCCTTTATCACTCACAACGAAAGAAAGAAACAGAATGAAGTTCTACACCAGCGTCCAACAGTCTGCCAACACCATCCTCGTCCGAGGTGTTGAACATGGTAAAAGATTTACGGACAAGGTGAAGTTCAATCCCACGCTTTATGTTGATGACACTGGTAATCGCTCTCCAGAAGCTAAAACTCTGGATGGTAAACCTGTACGCTCTATGCCTATGGGAAGTATTCGTGATGCTAAAGACTTCATTGAGAAGTATAAAGATCTCGAAGACTTCCCTGTCTATGGTCAGACACGATACATCAATCAGTATATCCTACAGGAATACCCTCAGGATTATATTGACTATGACATGAAAGATATCCGTGTGTTCAACATTGATATCGAAACTGCTGCTGAAAATGGATTCCCTGACATTGCTTCAGCGGACCAGGAGATCCTTGCTATCAGCGTAAAGGATAGTTGCTCTGGGAACATTACTGTCTTTGGTGCTAAACCATTTGACAATGATGATCCCAGGGTTACCTATATGCACTTTGATACCGAGGTTGGATTGCTGAAGGCATTCATCCATTGGTGGGCATCTGATTTCCCTGATATCATCACGGGATGGAATGTCCAACTGTTCGATATGCCATACATCATTCATAGGATCGAGCGTATTCTTGGAGAGAAAGAGGCACGTCTTCTATCGCCATGGAAAGCTATTCTTCGCCGTGAGATTTACATCAAGGGTAAGAAAGAGATTGCCTATGACATCTCTGGTATTTCCACACTTGATTATCTAGAACTGTATCGTAAGTTTACTTACACTAACCAGGCATCTTATCGTCTAGATTATATCTGTGAGGTAGAACTGGGTGCCAACAAACTGGATCACAGTGAGTATGACACCTTCAAGGAGTTCTACACTAACAACTGGCAGAAGTTTATTGAATACAACATTCATGACGTTCGACTGGTTGATCAGTTGGATGACAAGATGAAGTTGCTAGAGCTTGCTGTCAGCATGGCATACGATGCCAAGGTCAACTTTGAGGATGTGTATTCTCAGGTTCGTATGTGGGATAACATCATCTATGTGTATCTACACAAGAAAGGTATTGTCATTCCTCCTAAGAAAGAGAGTGCCACAAAGAGTGAGAAGTATGCTGGTGCCTATGTGAAGGAACCTGTTCCTGGTCTGTATGACTGGGTGGTGAACTTTGACTTGAACAGTCTGTATCCCCACCTGATCATGCAATACAACATCTCCCCAGAGACCCTCCTGCCCCACAAGCACCCCTCCGCCAACGTGGACCGTCTGCTTGCCAAGGAGATCAATCTGGAGGACTTACAGGGGCAGACAGTGTGTGCTAACGGCACGTTCTATGACACCACCTACCGTGGGTTCCTGCCTGAACTGATGGAGAAGATCTACGATGAACGGACCATCTACAAGAAGAAGATGCTTGAGGCAAAGCAGCAGTATGAGAAGACTCCTACGCTCGCTCTTAAGAAAGAGATTGCTCGCTGTAACAACATTCAGATGGCACGTAAGATCCAACTGAACTCTGCTTATGGTGCTATCGGCAACGAACACTTCCGTTACTATCGTTTGGACATTGCTGAGGCAATCACTTTGGGCGGTCAACTCTCTATCCAGTGGGTAGCAAACGACATTAACGAATATCTAAATAAGATATTGCAAACGGAGAAAGTAGATTATGTCATCGCTGCCGATACAGATTCAATCTATCTTAATCTTGGACCTCTTGTTGATAAATTTTATGGTGATATTTCTCACGATAAGATCAAGATTGTTAACATACTGGACACGATCTCTCAGGAGAAACTGGAACCGTTCATCGAGAATAGTTACGAGAAACTGGCTCGATATGTATCGGCTTATGATCAGAAGATGAAGATGAAGAGGGAGAACATTGCCGAGCGTGGATTCTGGAAAGCGAAGAAGCGTTATGTTCTCAACGTATGGGATAGTGAAGGTGTCCGTTATAACCAACCGAAGATGAAGATCTGTGGTATGGATACTCAACGTTCATCCACTCCTCAGTTCTTCCGTAATAATCTGAAGGAAGCTTTTGATATCATTTTGACACAAGACAACAATGCTATCTTTTCCTTCATCAAGAAGGTAAAGTGTGATACTAGAAATCAAAACTATACTGATATTGCTTTCCCCCGTGGTTGTAATGGATTGACAACTTACGGGAATCATCATACAATATACACTAAGGAGAAAGCTGTTCCTATTCAAGTCAGGGCAGCATTACTTTATAATCACTACGTCAAACAAAACAAGATAGATAACAAATATCAACTCATTCAAGAAGGTGAGAAGATTAAGTTTATCTATCTCAAAACTCCTAACCCAATCAAAGAGAATGTTATTGGATTCTTCCAAGAGATTCCTAAAGAACTACAACTTGATAAGTATGTAGACTACAAGACACAGTTTGAGAAATCTTTTCTTGAACCACTTCGTAAAGTCTTGGATGCTATTGGGTGGCAAACAGATCGTGTACAATCATTAGATACTTTTTATTAATATGGATTTTCTCTCCCAAGTGATCAAGGACAGCAAAAATGAATACGCTGGTTTTGTTAGTGAAGGTGTCGCTGCTGGTGATGTCTCAGGTTATATTGATACTGGGTCTTACCTCTTTAATGCCGTGGTTAGCGGTTCTATTTTCGGAGGTCTTCCTTCCAATAAAATTACAGCATTGGCGGGACCGTCTGGCACCGGAAAGACTTTTTATGCTCTCAGTGTTGTACGTCATTTCCTTGATAGTAATCCTGAAGCTGGTGTTATTTACTTTGAATCGGAGTCTGCTATTTCTAGGGATATGATTGAGAGTCGTGGTATTGACTCACGTCGTATGATCATCTTCCCTGTCGCTACCATCGAAGAGTTCAGGACAGAGGCGGTCAGGATCCTGGACAAATACTTAGACGTTCCTAAAGATGAGCGTAAACCCATGATGTTTGTGCTAGACTCTCTGGGGATGCTCTCCACCACCAAGGAGATGACAGACATGGCAGCTGGTAATGAAAAGCGTGACATGACTAAAACTCAACTTGTTAAGGGAGCTTTCAGGGTCTTGACACTCAAGTGTGGCAAGGCTAATGTACCAATGATCTTTACCAATCATACCTATGACAAAATCGGTGCTATGTATCCTGAAGAGGAAATGGGAGGAGGTAGCGGACTCAAGTATTCTGCTAGCACAGTCATATTTCTCGGAAAGAGAAAGGAAAAAGATGGAACGGATCAAGTCGGAAACATTATCCGCTGCAAGGCTAAGAAGTCTCGTCTGACAAGGGAAAACTCTCAGGTAGAAACTCGCCTGTTCTTTGATAATCGTGGACTGGACAAGTATTATGGTCTGGAAGAATACGCAGTCAAGGCAGGCGTGTGGGGTAAGTCTGGCACTCGCTTCGAAATCGATGGCAAAAAATACTACGGAAAGACGATCTTACAAGAACCAGAACAGTTTTTTACTCAAGAGGTTTTAGAAGCTATCGATGAAGTAGTAAAGCAAGAAATGTTGTACGGCACTGGAGAGGAGGAGACTATTGATGGAGAGGACTGAGACTACTATTTTACGTAATCTATTTTGTAATGAAGATTACTATCGGAAAGTAGTCCCATTTGTTAAACCAGATTATTTTGAATCATATCATGAAAAGATTATCTATGAGGAGGTTTGGGACTTCGCTAGTAAGTACAACATGCCGCCAACTGATGAGGTTATTATCATCAATCTTCAGGGTAGGAAAGACCTTAATGAAGAAACCTATCAAGATGCTATTAAAGCAATCAAGGAGTTCACGGATGACCCTATCGAATACGAATGGTTACTTGACACCACAGAGAAGTGGTGTAAGGACAGAGCAATCTATCTCGCTCTACTCGAATCCATCAAGATTGCGGATGGAGGTGAACAGAAAGTATCAAAGGACGCGATCCCAAGCATACTCCAAGAGGCCCTGGCAGTATCGTTCGATGAACATGTAGGTCACGACTACTTCGAGAATGCCAATGAACGATTTGATTTCTATCATCTAAAGGAAGATAAGATTCCATTT